GTTGAAGTTGAAATTTTAGAAAAGGAGATTAAATAAAATGGATAAGCAAGAATTGTTGCAACAAATAAAAAGACTTACGACTAGTAGCCTTGCGGGCGAGCGGGAGAGTGCTAGTAGGATGCTGGAGAAGCTGTGTAAGAAATACAACATTAGCCTCGACGACTTAGCCGACGAAAAAGAAGAGCGATACGGTTTCAAGTACAAAAATAAATACGAAAAGAAAATAGTGTTGCAATGTATCTTTTTGGTCAAAAACTGCACTAGTATAAACGGGTATAGTGATAGGGGCAAATATATCACCAAATGCAGTAAAGCACAATACATTGAAATACTAGCGGTTAGCGAGTTTTACAAAAGAGTATGGCAAAAGGAGATAGACGAATTTTTGTTGGCATTTATTTGGAGGAACGAGATAAATAGTCATTGCCATGAGAGAAAAGAAAACCCAAAGCCGCCGCCGCCCAACCAAGATAGCATATTGGCAAAAATGCGCGCGATAGAAAGAGCGGAGTACCATAAACAATTGCAAAGCGGAGGTTAGGAGTGGACTATATAGAAAAAATGAAAGAACTTAGGCAAACAAATAAAGTCAGTATTAAAACAATTGCAAAATTAAGCGGTATACCAATTGGGACAATTGAGCATTGGGAGTATTGTGGACATATACCGCCAATAGATAAGTACAACCAAGTATTAAATGCTTTGGGGTATGAGTTAACAATAGTTAAAAAGGAGGTTGAAAAATGCTAGCAATGAAATGTGAACAAGAAAAGCTACACAGTCTAAAAGTTCAAAAGGAGTGGTATGATGCCTTAGTTAACGGGGATAAAACATTTGAGATACGCAAGAATGACAGGGACTACCAAGTAGGAGACAATATAGTGCTGTGGTGCTACAGCGACGATATAATGCTTGGAGGATACGAGCCATTGTATTACAAAATAACCTATGTACAGGAGTATGGTTGTGAGTATGGTTATGTGGCGTTAGGATTAAAGTCGTGGCAATATGTGGGAGATGCTAAAGATAGAGCCGAGACTGGGCGACAGGCTGAGTTGCGGAACTTGAGAATAGCCTACGCACAGACAGATTTTACGAATGTAAAGATTTTAGAAAAAATTAAGGAGTTAGAGAAAAAATGATAAATAGCATACTGTGTGGCGATGCGTACGAGCTTATAAAGGAGATACCTGATGGCAGCGTGGATATGGTGTATACAGATATACCGTATCTATACAGTGGCGGGCTTGGTGGTGGAAGCAGTCGAGTGGCAGGGTCAATAACTGCAAAGAATAAGGAGTTGCAGGATATAAGCGACGGGATAAACTATAGTATATTTGATGAGTTTATAAGAATATGTAAGAAGTTAAATTGTTTTATATGGTGTAGTAAGGAACAATTGCCCGATGTTATGAACTTTTTTTTGTCCAAAGGCTACTACTATGACTTGCTTGTATGGCAAAAGACGAACCCAATACCGCAGTGTTGCAACACATGGCTAAGCGACCTAGAGTACTGCCTGCATTTTAGAGAAAAGAGGGTAAAACTCAATGATGGTTTTGAGTTAAAACGAAAATGCTATTCAAGCCCAATCAATATAAGGGACAAAGAGGCATACGCCCACCCGACTATAAAGCCACTCAAGTTTGTGGAGCAACACATACTGCACGCCTCTCAGCCCAACGATATAATCTTAGACCCGTTTATAGGTAGTGGCACAACGGCAGTAGCCTGTGTCATCAACGGTAGGCGTTATATTGGGTTTGAGAAAAACCCAAAGTGGCACAAAGTAGCCTGCGACCGCCTCAATGGCGTTGAGACAGACGGACAACTGAGATTGTTTATTAAGTGAGAAGTAATGAGTATTGAACAAATAAAAAAAGACCTAAAGCAGTGGCGAATGCTGAGACAGAGAGCCCACCGCCTCAAAACTGAGATAGACGGCATAACGGACAGCATAAGTGTAGTCGTGGTCGCAAAGAGTGAAAGCAACGCCGTGAGTGACCGCACAGCAAACTTGGTTGTACGGCTTGAGCAGTTGCGACAGCAGTACAATGCTCAACTAGAGCAATTGTTAGATTTGCAAGGCAAGTACATTGTGGCAATGGGCAACCTAAACGCAGTCGAGCACAAAATTGCTTGGGACTACTACATTTGCGGCAAGCCACTAGATAAAGTGAGCGAGAGCGTAAGTTACTCCTATGCCCATGTGCAAGCAAGGCTACTACCCAATATACTGCAAAAACTAGCACTGTTTTTAAAGGAGGAGACTAAAAAATGAGTAGATATTTTAAAAGTTTGACTTGGATTAGAGAACATTTTCTATATTACAAAAAAGATAAATAATATGAGACTACAGGACATAATATTTACAAAAAAGATGCGAGCTGTGCTAGCTGACGAAAGCCAGTTTATATTTTTGGGAGGTGCAACGGGTTGTAGCAAGTCGCTTGTGGCTGGCTTGAAAGTTTTAGACTTGCTCATAAAGTTGCCCAAAGACCGAACCAAGTTTTATATAATATTTAAGGACAGAGGAACGGCAGAGCGAAATTTTATACAGGGCAAGAGCAGTTTTTATAGATTGTTCCCACACTTGTGCTATGGATACAGTGCAAGCAAAGTCGGTGGGTTACAGTTCAAAATCAAAGGGCTGTATAGTGACAAAACAGCGTACTTAATGGGTGCAGACGACAAGACTAGTTGGTCTAAGATTTTGGGTAGCGACCCTGACGGCATTTGGCTAGAGGAACTTAGCGAGTTGCATATTGACCTTGTGCGAGAGTGTATGGGCAGAGCGGTCAGTCGCAGTTGCAGACTTATTGCCACTACAAATGGCGGGTTGCCGACCCAAGAGTTTTACACTCACTACCTAAACCACAGTGTAGTTATGTTTAGGGACAGAGTTCCTACAGTAGAACTAGCAGATATGCTGGAGGACAAACCAAATTTTCACTATTATCATTTTAATTTAAATGATGACGCTCCACACTTTACAAAGGAGCAAAGGAAAGATTTGCTAGAGTTGCACCCGCCAAACACTTTTGCATACAACAGCAAAGTTTTGGGAGTGCGTGGTTATATGTCGGGAGCGGCGTACGCTCCATTGATGGACAAAGAGATACATTTAAAACGATACGAAAAAATTAACATTCCACATCTCAAAGAGATAGTACTTTCACTAGATATAGGCAGTAGCAAGGATAACACTAACCCAAACAAATCTACAACTGTGGCAACGCTAGTTGGGTTTTCGCAGGGTTATCAGCGGGCAATAGTATTGGAGTGTTTTGTAATAGCGAGCCCGACACTGTCACACGATGAAATAATACGGGTGTGCGAAAAACGCATTGAGCCGTATTTTGTCAAATATATGCACTGTTTTAAAAAGATAGTGATAGACAGTGCAGAGAGTATACTTATAAACACTTGGGCACAAAAGAATAGGTTTAGAACAATAATAGTCAAAGGTAGTATAAAGCACATCAAAGACTATATAACGCTTACCACCCGTTGTCAATTAAAAGCCCAGTTACTTTTGCAACAACGGTTGCTTTGGAGCGATAGTGCTATGAATAGTTATGACGCCCATACTAGAATATTGCTTGACGAGGATGGGAGCGAACTTGACAACAACATTGTCGACAACGACATAGCGGACAGTTTGACCTATGCTTTGACAGAAAATTGGGACTATTTGGTTAGGCAAGAGCGTAGAATTGGGTAGATTGGTGGACAAAAGACAAAAGATGATGTATAATGATGTATAAAACTGTGCTAAAATGGTAGTGTAGAGAATTGGGGTGCCCATAATACCCTCCTTATTAAAATCAATTCTCACAAAAAAAGCACAGGTTTTGACGGGATGGACACCTGTGCTTTTTTATAGGAGAGCACAGTGGCAGTAGAAAACGAGGGAATTGACCAAACCGACGAAGCAGGCGAAGTTGGCGTAGGTGGCAAGAACAAATTTTTGAGACTGCCTTATGCGTTAGCCAAAGAGCGAGGGTTAGACACCACAGGGCTAACGCCTAGTCAAGTTTGGGACTTGTTGGCGGGAATGGGCGTTGACCCAAAAGCCGAAATGAACAAACTTGCGGACGAGTTGGGCAACGGTATTGATGTACTGAGCGAGCAAGAACGAGCAGAGTATGAGTTAGGTAAACGAGAGCCCAAAGAGTACTTAGCCGAAAAATTGCGAGCAGAGAGAGTCGAGTATGACCAAGACCCAAATATGCCTGATGGGATTTATAATGGTACGGATAGTGCGTTGGTAACCAAGAACTTGCAAAGATTGGGAGAGTTGATAGACAAATATCCTGTTAATGGCAATTTGGCGATAATTGGCGTCAGCCAATTAGATGGGATTGCGTCATATAGTGGTTATCATAGTCTTAGCAATAGGTTTCAAAAGCGTAAGCCTACAATAAAAATCAACCGAGAGCGTTACAAAAGCAGTAGTGATTTGTTGAGTGGTGAGACGCACAGCAATGAGAATAGCAAAGGTTTTTCCGCAAGGTGTGACGAGAATAAAAGAGAAGTATACACAATTACACATGAATATGGGCACCATATCTTTGCCAATATAAGGCAAAGTATATTTAGTTCAAATTCGAAATTGCAAAACGAGTTGGATAATATAACTGGTGGATATTATAGTAGTAGTCAACTAAAAAAAAGGTATGATAAATTTAGCCAAGATTTAGACCAAATTATAATTAATGATATTTTAACTGAATATAAAAAGATAGACCCAAACTATAAAACATTTGCAAAAGGGTTGCCTTTTATTAGTTATTATGGGAATGGATTTAATGAGCGAACAAACAAAATAAATGTAGATAATGCCGAGTGGTTGGCAGAGACATTTGCCGAACTCAACTGCACTCTCAGTCCTAGACCACTGTGCAGAGCGATGCAAAATTATTTAAAGAATAAAGGAGCGATGAAATAATATGATGATAGACCCAAAGGTATATGAGGAATTATATGAAATAGACCCAAAGTGGATAAACCCAGAGTATGAGAAATGGTGGGATACTCCTGGAGATTATAGTGACTCTCCCGAAATATTTGTTCCCAACACACCTGAGGAAGTCAAGCAAAGGTATTGGGCTTGGGAGTATGTCAAATATGGGTATGAACCATACGATGGGTATGTGTTTCCATACGCAGACCGAAAGGATATAGGTATAATATCTAGCAACAACATTCAAAATAGTTTGCCTGAAAAAAATAAGTAAAACAATTTAATAACGGAACGAGCCCAGCGACTAGCAATAGTCGGTGGGCTTTTAGGCATTGTAGGAGTATAAAAAATGAACAGTAAGCAACCAAGCACTTTGGAGATGTGCAGAGCATTGGACAACACCAAGCCTAAATTGGCGTCAGTCAAGAGCATAGAGCAATTATTGCTACAATGCGAGCGACAAGCGGATCAACTGTCTCAACAGGCTATATTGCTAGCCAACCAACAAGACGAGATAGCGGGGCTTAGAGAGCAGATGTACCAGGATAATTTGGAGTTAAGCAATAGAATTACAGAGTTTGAAAACAAGGTATACAATAAAAGAATTTAAGGAGAGATAAAACGAAAAATGAAAGATATTTTGTAAAATTGTACAAAGATAAGGAGAAGTAATGCCAGAGATAATAGCAGATAATATTAAATTTATATTTACCATAGCGGGTAGTTTTTTAACGGGGGTAGTAATACCTTTGTTAATCTTACTAAGCCGACTAGGTAAGAGACGAAAAGAGATAAACGCCCTCAAAGCGGAAGTAACGAAGTTGCGAGCGGTGAGTGATACTTTAAATTTAGTCTCTAAAGACCTAGAGGAGATAAAGTTAAAAGAGGACTACAGCGGGGCAGTACGCCAAGCGGTATACCAGGCTATGGAGAAACCTTTGAATGAGATGAGGCAAATGTGCGTTGGAGTAAATCACCAAAGTAGCGTCTTACACGATAGTATACTAGCGGTTAAAGACGGGCTAGAAGTCATAGCCCGAGAGGGGAATTACGGAGACGCTGTGAGCAAACTAGCGATAGCCCCAAGTAAGACAACGCTATATAAGAAAGACCAAAAGATATCTAACCTAGAACAACGGCTACGAGAGATAAAAGGTGACGAGGCAGAGCAAATAATTGTGGAGTGTGAGATAGAGTAATGGTAAAATGCAAGATATAGAGATATCCTTGAACAAAAAGTATATGAAGCATTGATACACGAATTGGAAAACAAGAGTTGTGTAACAGAGTGGGGATATGTATCTAACGAAAATAAGATATCCAAGTTAGCGGATATCTTAAAGGAATTACCTAATTACAATATTAGCGATAATTAGGACTTTGGTAGTATTTTGATAGTTTCTTTAGAAAAGGAGATACAATGACAAATATCCGTAGGTTTTATATGTATAGACTACTAGCCTTTGTAGCGTACTTAGTTCCAATGGCGACGCTGTTTGGGATAAGGCACAATATCTATCTTAAGACTATGTCTAGCGGGTTGTCGTTCTTTGGGTTTGTCGTGGTGATGTTGTTGGCAATCAGTTTTAAGAGCAAGTTGACGGCAGTCGCCCGCAAAAATACAGTGATGACAATAAGCGTAGTAATCTTTGTCGTGGCGGTAGTAATGCAGTACTTGGCAACAGAGTTGCTCATAATCTCACTTGCAAGTGTAGTTGGTTGCGTATTCAGTGCCATATTTGAGCCAGTGGCTGAAGTGTACAAAGGTAGGTGCTACAAAGACGGAGCAAAGGTGAGGACAGAGAGATTGCCACACAAAAAGGCGTGGCAACAAGGGTATTTGGGTATAGATGATGACACTCATCAATAGAAAGGTCTTTTTTGGTACTTTTTTCTCCTCAAGAAAAAAGTACAATAAGGAGAATTGATGACAGACGAGGAGAGACAAAAACTGTTGGGGGAGACAGCCAAACCCGAGCCTACAATAAGCCGTTCTGCCAAAGATAGATTGGGAGTTGTGGCGGGCGAGTACTTGCGAACCAAAGGCAATTTTATAACAATAGCGTTGTTGGCATTGGTGCAGTTGTGTTCGGGCGTGTTTAGGATAGATACCCAAAACGGGCAAGTCGTGTTGCCTCACTATGACAGTTGGTATGGGTGGATGATATATATACTGACTGTGCTGTTTCCAGTGGCGATAGGGTTTACAATAAGTCTGTCGTTTAGAAAGCAAGGCTTTTTTTGGGGTTTAAATATGCCCGATATGAAAGAACTCAAAGCCAAGTATGACAGTCTCATAAGGATAGACCACATAGAAAAAAAGCCACGAAGCCTAGATGAATACAAAAAGATAACGAGGACAAAAAGTGCAGTCATAAAACTAACACTAGGTTTTTTGAGCTCATTTATGTTGACAGGACTGACGACGGGTGTCACATTCAACGGCGTGCTCAGTATTGTCCTAGTGCTAGTACTGTGGGGCGGGTTTGGTATGATAGATATGTACAACTCCCAAGACTACATCTTGACCGAGTACCGCCAGTGGCTATTACTGCAGATTAAGGAGTTGGAGGGTGGGAAGTGAATAACAAAACAAAGAAAGGCAGACCTGAAAATTTGAAGTCACTAGCGGAGCGAACAACGGAGGAACAACGGGAAATTGCCAAAAAGGGTGTAGATGCAAGCAAGGCAGCAAGGGCAAAACGCAAGGCGTTGAGAGAGGAGTTGTTGGCGATATTAGATTTGCAAGTCAAAGGTAAGGCAAACAGTCATCGCCTATCACTTGCCCTGTTTAATAAGGGACTTAAAGGTGATGTCAAGGCGTTTGAAGCCATACGAGACACCATAGGTGAAAAGCCAGTAGACAACATAGTTGTAGAGAGCAATGAGACTGTCAAGCAAGTTGCCGAACTTATGGATACATTAAAGGAGCCAATAAATGGGAACAGTGAGAATAATCAAAAAGGGACTTAGGCAGGAAGTGAGCGAACAGGCATTTAAAAATGCTTACGAAAAAAATGGTTGGGAAATTGACACGAGCGAACAAACACCTGTAAACGATGAAATACAACAAACAGTGCTCGGGCTACCTTGCGACAATCAAAGGCAAAACTATTTGGAAATGGAAAGACGCAAGCAGACAATAAAAACCTTTAATGACGGATTGTTTTATGAGTAGGAGATATGTACAAGTACAATTTAGGTAAAAATAAAAAATTACTCAACGAGATACGCTCTCCCAAAATCTATGAGTACAATCTTGCCAAGAATATGGCACTGCTAAGTGATGACCCAGCAGTTATACGCCAATTCTTTCAAGTGGAACAACAGGAGTACTTTGGCGACTTGTGGATAGTAATGCAGGCGGAGAGTGAATTTTTGAGTGTGTATAGGGCGGGACAGGCGTGGTGCTATTTTGGTCTTATACCAATGATAGTGAGAGCAAAAGTGCAGTTAGTCGCCAGCGGCGGTTTTACAATATCTACAGGCGTACCGCAGATAGACCAGTATTTGGATGAACTCAAAGAACGAATAGACCTGCAAAAATTGTTTAGGGACGGAGTGTACTTTGAGAGCGGACTTGGCGACTTTGCTTACCGTATCAGTTATGACCCTTGCACAAGAAATCATCCACTTATAGATATAGTGGAGCCACAAAACCTTGAGATACATTACAACAGAGGGCAAGTAGTGAGTTTTGTCGTCAAAGAGGCTAGCGAAAAAGACCCTGACTACCAACTGCACGAGATACACTACCTCAACGAGCAAGGATACAACTGCATTGGTTACAGGTATTGGTACAAAAATTACTATGTAGCACCCAATGATACTGCAATGATAGCACAGTGCGAGAGATACTTTCCAAATATAGACACTACTGAACGAGTGTTACCGTTCAAAGGGTTTGTAACTATAACTTACAAACAGAATGCAGCAAACAACAAACTGTACGGAGGTTTGCGTGGTGTACCAGATATACAAGGTATAGACAGCATTGAGGACAAACTGACCGAAGCGGTAAGTGACCTAATGGATGCAATACGCAAAGGCGGGCTCAAGGAGTATATAGATGACCAACTGCTCAGCGAGGATGTAGATGGCAAAAAGCAAAGATTTGACCCGTTTAACAAAACAGTAATCTACACTAAGGGCGGTGTAAGTGCAAACGGTGTGAGAGAGATGTACCGAGTAGTACAAGGGGATATACGGTGGCAGTCTTACACAGAGACAATACGCACACTCATAAGCCACGCAGTAAACAAAGCGGGTCTGTCGCCGACAACACTTGGTATAACAGGGCTTGAGAGCATTGACGCCTCTGCTGAGAGTCAAGAGGCTAGGGAGAAAACTAGCATACGCACAAGGGCGTTGGCACTAGAGAGCTGGGGGCGTACGCTTACCGAACTAATTGCCAAATATCTAGTAGTTGACGATTATATCAACGGTACAAATAAAATATCCCTTGAGACCTATAGGAAAGTTATAAAAATAAACTTTGACGAGTACCTCAGTCCAACGCCTGAGGCTATAACCAAAGTGTTGGCAGAACAAGTAGCCGTTGGAATTAAGTCAAAGGTGCACGCCATAAAAGACCTAAACAAGGAGTACACGGATGACGATGCACTGCAAGAGTTGCAAGATATACTTACCGAAAGTCAGCCGATTGAACAACCGATGGGCGAACTTGGCGAGAGTATGCTTATACAAGACAATATGGGTATACCGCCCAGCGAGAGCACAAATGGTAATTTGGGAGTTGACCCGCTAAGCAAGTAGCAAGCAACAAGTGACTGTATAGCACAGGACAAAGGCTAATTTGAAAAACTTGTAAAAAGGAGTAGTTGTGAATAAGAGTGAATTAAAACAATTAAAGACTGAACTGTCCAAACTCAGTGGCGTAGATATGTTTAACCCAAAATTTAGGGACATCTTTAAAAAGTACCTAGATGAGGGGGCGACTGATACAACTGAAATGGAAAGTGCAAAGGTTGTGGATGTGGCAGAGCCAAGCCCAATGGAAGAGGACTTGGACGATGACGGGGACAAGAACCCGATAGTAGAAAAAACGATAGACAAAGACAGTGACGGAGTTGGTGACGAGGTAGTAGAAAAGGAAGTTGAACAGACCGAAACGGTCGAAACTGAACCTGATACTGCACAAGCCGAATTGCCGACGCAAGGCGAGTTCGAAGCGACACAGAGTGCCGTAGATTTACAAAATGAATTGCTATTGACAAAACTTGAACTTGAACTTGTACGAGCGGGAGTGCGTGAGGACAGGTTGGACACGGCTAAACGCTTATTTATGCCCGAGTTTAAGGAGAGCGGTGGCGATGTAGAACAGATAAGGCAACTTATAGCACAGTACCCTGAGTGGATAGGGCAAAAGGGTGCAAAACAAGGCTTTGGGATGCCTATAGGACAAAAGACAGACGAGCTAGACAATGAGGAAAAAGAAATGTTAAAGCGTGGAATAAATCCACGAGATTAAAAGTCAAGGAGATAATAAAATGGCAGAAGTACTACCAAGCAGTTTTAGACTGCAACAGACAGAGACAGCGGACTCCAAGTTTAGCAAAACTTTGGTTGCCAACCTATTTAAGGATACACTGTTTAAACCTGGTATAACATTTACCAACAAATATACCGAAAATGCTGGGCAAATATACGCTAGGAGGCTAGGCAAGCCAACAGTACTAGTAAAAGACGCAACGGCGGCTAACGGTATGAAATTTACGCACGCCCAAACGGCGGACAGTCTAGTGATGATACCACGCAGAGACAATGTCAATGTCAGCGAGGAATGTTATGAGATGGTCGACAGATTGCGTTCGAGCGGGCAGTCTATACAAAAAGTAGAGGAAGTTGTAGCGGCGTGGAACGAGAAGTGTCAAATGCAGTATATGAGTTACCTACTAAAAGCACCAGCGACAGCAGGTCAAGTTGAAGTCGGCGGATGTACATTGACAGCCGACAGTGGTGGCTCCGCTATTACTGACATAGATGGGCTTATAGAAAGTTTGCTTGCTACAAGGGAGCAGATTATTGTTAACGGTGGCAAAGCCAATGTAATATTGCTTAGCCCTGAGATGGAAACGGTGTTGCTAAGCAATGTACTCAAAGCGGGCAATGCGTATGTACCTAACACCAACGAGGAGTGGTTACGAAGCGGGCAGGTTGGCAGACTGTATGGTATACCTGTATTTGTGACAAACTTGCTTGGAGCAGGTACGCCTCTACAAATACCAGTAGCGGGCAACGCATTACCTAATGTCGGCAATGCAGCGTTGTGTGATTATATTATGTATGACTACGACACATTCGCAATTGCTGCAGACTTGTGGGCACCGAGAATAGTAGAGGCAGAGGGCTTTATTGGAACTTACGCACAGTGTCAAAGTATTGTCGGTGGCGGTGTAGTCAACCCTGCACTTGCCTATGCTAAAGTCAATGCGGCACCCGTTACACCATAATAAGGAGTTAAAAATATGAAAGTAAAAGTATTGAGAGCGTTTTTAAATACGCAGACAAAAGAAGTGTACAAAGTGCATACCATTGCAGATATAGGCGAAAATTTTGGAAGAAAACTCATAGAGCTAGGGTTTGTCGAGGAGATAGTAGACTACACCCTTGAAAAGAAAGAGTTGCTATCCAAGATTGAAAAAATGGCAAACGAACAAAAAGCGTTGCAATGTAAAATTGAAACTGTACAAAAAGAGTACGATTTAAAAATAGCAGACTATGAAAAGCAGATTACCGAACTCAAGGCTGTTATAGAAAGCACTATAATCAAAGACACAAAGACCAGTAAGAGTAAGCCTAAAGAATAATTAAAAGGTTTTTTGGATACTTTTTTCCTCAAAAAAAGTAGCATATAAAAAGAAGTGCGGTAGAACAATGGCAAAGATAGCACAAGGCGGATATGGGCACGACCCTAGCGGGAAACAGTATGCATACAGGGTGCCTGACAATGCAAGGGTGGGACAAAGATACAATGTCCCAGCCTACAATGTCAAGGCAAACAGAGTAGTCAACACTATGTTCACCGTTATGTCTACAAAAAAGGATACTACTGCTTATGCTAGAAACCTGCAAGATTATTTGGCAAAAAAGCCAAACAAGGCTACAGGCGAGATTGGTATAAATATCCGCAGTGTCAACGGGCTCAACATATTAGACCTGCCAACGGGGCAAAAGTTTGCTCAAGTTGGTAGGAATATGGGGCTTGACGCCAGCCGTCAAAAAGCACTGTGGGCGTTGTCTAGCAAAATTAGGGACGCCGAAAAAAATGACCAAGACCAAACTTGGGTCAATGCTAGCCTAGCGAGGGAAAGACTTTTGGGGTTGTCTACTAAGCGGGACAATAGGTCGGCGGTTGAGCAAATTTTGCAAGGTAGAGTATGGAGGGACTGATGGAGAAACCTTATCATATGTCGTCACCAAATAGATTGGGTAGACTGTTCAAGCGATACCGTGAGAGAAACGATACAATTGAAATTGACACTGGCGAAAGTGAGAGTTTTAAAATTTATTATGAAAAGTTTAGATATGTATCTTTTAAACACAATCAATTTAAATGGATAATAGACGGAAACATTGACAGATTTTATTCAACACCAATTACTGGTATGGAACTTGAAACAAAAAACTTTACTATAAGAACTAATACGACAATAGACATAACAACCGATGATATTATATGGCTCCCGTTAAATGGCGGTATGTATTTTAATATAGGAGACATTGTACAGCAATACGGGTATTTTCCAAAAATGCGAAAGACATTTTTATTATTGACACTAAACCAACTAGATACCACTATGATAGAAGTTTTAGTGGACGAGTATGAGTCTGAGAGCAGTGCAGAGTAAGCACGGCGAGTTGAGATAAATTTTATACAAAAAAGCCTTAAATGGCGTGCTGAGGAAGCACAAACAGTACAAATTAAAGAGATAGACAATGGCAAAATACAATAACAAATTGACGGCAGGTATATTTAGGGACGAAAGTTTAAAAGATATTATACCTTACTTACCCAAAGAGTTGCCTTTGCAAAATATATACAGCAATGCAGAGATAAAAAGGCGAGTTAAAGAATATTTGATAGGTGCATTGCCAGGTACGGCAGACGCAGATATACTTGTAGAGGGTAATCCTTACAAAGTCTTGGAGAAAGTAAAGGAATTAAAGCCCATAATGGAGCAGTTCTTTAACTCCATACCAAGTATAGTTAAAAATATTCGCAGGAATACAAAGATATACAGTCAAATGTCGAGCGTTGCAAAACTTAAGCAGACCAAGAGCATAGACAAAAAAACTCAATTAATGCAAGACATTGTAGACAATATTAATTATAACCCTGAGTGGGGTAGTGAAAATAGATTGAGCAAATTGCCTCAATATGAGTTTGCAAAGAAACAAATGGAATGGGCTAGCAAGGTTGGATATACTGGGCTAGGCAAACAAAGATTAAATTTGTATTTGGAGAGATAAATGAATTTTGTAATATTAACAGCAGAAAAGATTTTGGGAATGATAAAGGGTATTTTTGTAAGCGAAGCAATCAATATTCTCAATGATGAAGCAAAACAAGCCTTTGGCGCGGACACACTACAAGACGCTTTAAATATGGAGTACTGGACTTTCAATTACCGTAGGCACGAAAGTTGGGAACAGTTGGAATATGACTTTAAACATATGGATAGACCTCCGCTTTTGAGTAGGACTAAATCTTTTTGTTTATACACAAACACCAGCATACAAAACCCATATGCCAAAGATGTAGATATAGCGAGTGCAAGTGGCACGCTAGACTTTTGGGTACAAATAGATAAAATTCAAATTGTAGAATACCTAATTGCACAGGTAAATAATGAGATAAGGGGTAAGGCTCTCAAACCAACATTTGTTAATGGCGAAGTGCGAAAGGTACAATTGATATTAGACTATATTAATAGCATAGAGTATTCATACAAAACAAATTTGGGTGACCTTGCACATATGCAAATAAATGTATTGCTATATCTTATACCTGATGGTACGGTTACACATGATGATTATCAAGTAAGCATATCTTGGACAGATATAGATGGAACGGCTAAGAGTGCAAATTTACCTTTAGTAAGTGCTAATTTAACAAATGTTGGTAACCCAAAAAGTTTTCCACAGATAGGTAATAACCAAAAGGTAGGGCATATAAACCTAAGTTCAAACAATGAATTTAACTTTAATTTAGACGGGGATGTAAACAATGCTTTCATCCAGCACATAACGGATATGTCTTTTGCAAACGCAGTTGAAAATAACATTGTATATACATTAAATATAGTGCGAGCAGAGCAGAGTTATTTAATTGATTGCGTTGTACAAAATCATCAAATAAGCATAGCAAGGGGAACGGGTGCAGAGACGCACTCTGTAAGTTTTATACGACAAGGTATAAATGTTGGAATAACACCAACAGGGAGGCAAGATGTTGACACAACAAGAAATGCAAAATAACCGAACATTTACCGACCCTGATAGTTGGGAGAACGGCACTAAAATATTATATCCTTGCAACACGCAATTTATGGTGTACAATCCATTAATTCATAGATATTTTTTGACAGAGGCAGGTTTAAGCCATTACGGTATAGATTTTTCTTTGTATGAGACTACAGAAGTAAACAATAAAGCAAAGGCATTAATAGAAAAAACTAGTAAAAAGGTATATGATTATATTCAATACAAGAGTGGACGGCAGTGTTATCAAATAATGATGTACCGTATAGCAACTGCCCCTACGGCTATATATCCTGACCAATATTATGTGCGAAAGATGTTTGAGCAAGCATTGGCAGACCAAGCAAGGTGGTTAGTTACTAACGGTGATAGTGCAGAGTTTGGTCGCAGTACTTTTGCTGTAGACAGTGGAGAAGTTCCACCACCAACGCCCGAACAAGAATTGAGAGATACAAGCGACATGTCTAAAGAATGTATAAGGACGCTTGAGAGTTTAGGTTTATTGCGTTGGTTTAGGACTAATTCAATAGTCCCGTTAGATTTTAATAAATTTTAGGAGAACAAAAATGACAGAGAGAATACAATTGTTAAGACGCCTCAGCGTCAAATTAGAAGTAAGTGGCACAGCGACAGTGATAAACAATACCAAATTGTATCAAGGCGGGTTTGGTTTTGTACTGTTGCAGGCGTTTGTGCCCGTGACACAGAACGCTATAGGTAGCCCCTTGCTCACAGTATACCGAAGTGTCATAGACAACACCGGGCAACGGGTGCAATATGGTAGCGATGTGTATACACTTGTTTTTGCGGGTTATGCGGAGATAGATGGTTCAAGGTATATGGTGTTTGAAACGCCCATGCCACGGGCGTTTACGACGGTTGTCGGCGAGCTTGAGATGGTGTTTAACTACATTGAAACAGAACAGGTGGATGACGGCGACGGCGGGAGCAAGACAGTCATACGGTATCGTATGACAACTAATATATACAGCACTACGGTAGAAGCCGGGGGCGTGGCGGAGACGGATATAGAGCTCGGAGCGGACAGTGTGCTTGCCACGCAAGTAAATGCCAACACCATCGCCATCGGAGTTTTACAAGAGGCCGTGAGCGATGATGTGCCCCTGTGGGTAGATGAAGCGGTGAGTGCCCACAACCTAAGTGACACCGCCCACGCAGATATTCGTGGGTTAATAAACGGACTAGACTTAGGAGACGGCATGACCTTCCCCGCAGTACAGGATATGATGGCCGAAGCGGTGAGTGCCCACAACCTAAGTGACACCGCCCACGCAGATGCAGATAGCCCTGTGCTGACCGTCGCTAAGTTAAACAAGGCCATCTCAACAGATGCAAACAACGCCATAGTCTTGGGGGCAGATGGGGCACTATTTGCCGAGGACAAGACAAGCGTACTGCAAGCTATCCAAGACACTATACCGGCTAGTGCGAGCCTGGATAATAAGCTCGTAGACCGCTTGGCTATGATACATGCTATTGTAACCAACACCACTCGATTTTTGACATATGACACAAACGGGAACCCGTTCCCGACCTACGCCGACCTAAGTAGTGCTACCGAGTTTTATTACGAAGGGGGGGTAGTGACCCCCACAAACAACGACTTCTGCGTGGTTCTCTCAGACGAGAACTACGACAACGCTACCGTCCAGTACCTGTATGACGGGAGCCGCTGGGTGTATATGTATAAGGTAAGCGAGGTGGCCTTTACCGACGCCCAGTGGGCCGCAATTAACAGCGGTGCAACCGCCGCTAATATAGCTCAGATATCGACTAAGCAGGACACTCTGGTAAGCGGGGTGAACCTGCGGACGGTAAACGGCAATAGCCTGCTCGGCGGCGGGGATGTAGTCATACCCACGGGTGCGGAGACCACGCAGATTGCGGATGCGGTGCAGTATACTGCTACGATAGACACAGACGGCAGGCCGACAAGCAATATACACTTAGAGCTGGCCGGCGTAGACATAGTGGATATAGACTACATGTCTTTTGCCGTATGTATCGCCAACTCAGATTTTACGACGATGTATTCCATGCACACTTTCTCACTAGATGTAAAAGCAATGAGACAGGCGGCCGCACTGTTCGAGAGCCACTTTATACAATCCTTTTCGCAGGCGAGCTATGAGGTCCCTCTATATACTGTAGATGTAGATAGTGATGTGGTCATACACACCTTCAATGTGTCGGCGACAGTCAGAACGCTTGACGCCGCTGTACAAGGGGCTCCACATATATATATAAACATAACAAATGCCGAGCCGGGCACAGTAGTGCCTATACAGGTGGGCCCGGTATATGCGAGATAGAGGAGATGTATGCCCACAAAAGGAAATAAAAAAATAAAAGATTTAATCAATGCGAATTGCGAGTACGAAGAATGCGAGCGAGATAGCAAATTTGCAGAGCCAAATTGACAATCTGCCGTCTATGATAGACATACAGTACAACACTGCGGGACAGTATGTTATACCGTCAGTGCAATTCTATCCTAGACACGATACGAGTAGTCCATACACTGCAAACGGCACTTATTTTGGCGACCTAAGTTTTAATGGAAATATAAGCAAGATTGTAGTGCAGTATACTCTCAATCAGTCGCTACCTGCAGGTCAACAGTTTGTAGTCGATGTACAATCGTTGTTAAATTATTTTCCAAACTGCAAAATAAGTTCAGTCGTATGTACCAACAACGGTGTTAGCGGGGATAATGGTGGCAATTTACTAAACTGCAACTTTTCGTCCAATTATATAAACATTCTAAACGCAGAGACGACACCCGCCACGCCCTATAAATTGATTATAACCCTAGTGGGGGGCAATTAGTTATTACAAAAAAATTTAAAAGGAGAGACCGCTATAAGTCGCCACCAAGTTTGTAACTAAAACAGTTGCGGCGGGTCATACCCGACGATTGGTGGTGTGCGGTAGCAAAATATGCCAGCAAATGAATTAATTATAAAAGTCCAAAGCGACATAAGAGTTGGAGCAAGTGCTGTAGGAACTGCTACAAGTACTGCCAAAAAAAGACAAGAGAAAAGCCCAGCACAAGCAATACTCAATTGGGACAATGAAATTAAAGACGCAACCAAAGAGAGTTTGTCTCCCGTAGCGTATATGGTTGTATCCAGTGCGGCAAGTATGGCTATTAAGTCAGCCAAACAGTATGTAAACTATTATTTAAGCGACATAGGGCGTCAAAATGGCGACAACAACTACCAAGCCCAAATAGAGAGACGGTTGACGCAGGTCAGCGACATATCCAATACAATTGGGCAAGGTGCGAGCGGAGCGTTGGGCGGGTTTGTCGTAGGTGGACCTATTGGAGCAGTGGTCGGCGGGATAATTGGCGTGGCTACATCTGCACTGTCCATAGGTTACCGCAGGGCTAACGAGGAGCGGGCGTACCAGTACACAATGTTTAAAGATAATCAGTCTCAAGCGTATAACCAAGTTAGGGCTGGGAATGTTATAACTAATGGTAGACAGAGATAATAAGGGGTTTATATGATATTAATTGTAAGTAGTTTGATACTTGGAATAACAACAGCAATGTTTTCTATTTTTATGATGGTCAAAGATTTTGCTAGTATGGGGAAAAATGGAAAACCTATTGGCTTTAGTCTTTGGAATTTACCTTTTGCATTAAGTGCTGTTGCAATTACGCTTTGTTTCTGTTCAATTTTTTAGAGCAAATATGGAAAGGATAAGTCCACCTATAGCAATAGCAGTGGTTAAACAATAAGCGACAATGCTTCCTATTATTTTTAATCTATTTTTTCTATATATCTCAACAATTAATTTGCCTTTTTGAGATATTCTTACTGAATTAAATTTTGTTAAAACTTGTGTTCGGTCAAACAAATGGCGTTCAATTTGATATAAATCTAATTTTCCTAAGAGCCCATTGTCTAATAAAAATTGAGATAATTCCAAATTGTTTGTAACTAGGATGTCTGTTTTTGCTACTTTTTCTAAACTATAAAACTTCTTTAAGTGCTTTGTAGATTTTTTATCTAGTATATCCATACCCACATTATACCACAAAACCAAACAAAAACAAAGGAGCATTATGCAATTCAACGAACGGGACCACCCAAGAAACAATAATGGTGAGTTTACTAAAAAATATGGTTCTAATACTAATACCAAAGATGAAAGTACTGAATATACCGACTATGCGGGTAGGTCGCTTGAGCGTATTAAAACTGAATACGAAACTAGCATTAATCCAAATATTGCAAGTTATGTAAGGAGTGTGCTTGACGACAATGTAAAACAAAATCTGCAACTTATAGGGGTAACAGATAGAGAAATTGTAGAAATACGCAAACTGACGGGCGTTGATGTGAGTGGGTATAGTAGGGTATTAACGGCAGATAGCGTTAAACATATACGCAATAGACACGGAGAAAATGGCAAGGCTGACAATTCTATGAGCAATGTTGATGACATTGCAAGAATGGAATATGTAATGTGGAATTTTGATAGCATTGAGTTGAGTAAAGAAAATAGGCGTTTTAGCAATACTGATGGTAGTGTTCCAAATACTTTACTTTACAAAAAGCGTATAAATGGTAATTACTATATAGCCCAAGTTGCACCAGATACAAAGAATAAAAAAATGTATATTGTGACTGCCTATAAAAGCAAATAAAAAAGTGGGGGTAGTTTGTACAAGCCAACTACTGTAACGCCCTAGACGACCCCACCAAGTTTATTATATGCTAAATCTTGCAAATTGTCAAGTGTTTTTTAATTATTCTATCTCTTTTTCTGCCTTTCTCACTAACCCGTCAAATAGACTTCCGTCCTTGGGGAGTTTGATGGTGCGGATGAGAAGGTAGATAGCAGACAATATTGCAAGTAAGTTTATAATTAATAATATTATATTATTTATAAATGGATATATAATTGCAATTATAGATATATCATTTAATACTTCTATATAAATTGAAAAATTAATTGAAATGGTTATTAAACTAATAGTAAAAATTATTAAAACACTTATAAAAAATAATCTTTTGTTGAGTTTCTTTAATATCTTTTTATTTATTGATAAAAAAATAAAGTATATAAAAAATAGTATATAAAAAGATGATGTCAATACAATCATTACACCTCTTACTTTTCGTATATTATCAAAAAAGTGAGGTTGAGATAGTAATTGAAAAAAATTAGTTAATGCAATATATGATATAACTAAACCAAAAATAAGACCAATTATAATAATACCTAAACCCCAAGTTAACAATTTTCTACTTTTAAAGAAATTTATATTATTCATAATATATACAATATAAACTAATAATTGACAAAAGTCAATATATTTAAGGAGAATAAATGAAATACTATCATCAAGTCTGGCAATGGATAGACGGAGGTGCAAATGACCTCAACTGGACTAAAAACTGTACCGCCCCTATTTTTATAGAGGACAGACTGGACGAAACGCTGGATACCGCACAGATAACTTTGGATGCCGTACCAATAGACTACAAAGAACCTTTCCCGCCTAAAACAAAATTTAGGATAGAGAGATACTTGCAAGACCCAGATAATATAAAAAACCAAGTTCCACAAAAAACTTGGGACTTTGTTGTAGACCACGACGATGTAGAAATACACATTGGTTGCCCTACAATTTGTACACATAGGATACACCTTATAGAGCCTAGCGTTATATGTCAGGGTATGCACTGCGACAATATTGCGTTGACTTATGAACTGAACGATGTAGACTTAAATTATAGAACTACTATAGAGACCAACGATACAGTAGACAGTATGGATCTTATAAGCGTAAGCAGTCAAGGCTGGACAAGCCCAGTGCATCAGGTGCAAACTGCGGACATATATCAAAACAATTGGTATGACGACCAATCTCGAACTCTATACTTCCGCAACTCCTACCGCTATGTATGGGAGGACGGAGCATTAGATACAATTAAAAACTTGCTTGCAAATATAGATGGTACTATTACAAATACAGTTACTTTTACAGTGCCAAAGTTGTTTTGTCAAGGGTCTTACGACAATACTCAATGGAGTAACTTGTTTGAGCTTAGAACCCAAACAATTGTTTACCAAAGAAAAATGTACAACGGGCAGTTTGCAGGACAAAGCGTAACTAAAATTGTAAAGCAAAATATGTCTCAACCTACATCGAATAATGACGCTGTGTGGCAAAGTGCTAATAGTGGCTTATACTCTTATGCGAGAAGCATACGAGAGGGGAATGAACAAGCAAACGCTGCTCCTGATGGTAATTGGGTATATGATAGAGGAATCCATACAACACACGAGGTACACGCTGATTGGTTTACAGACCAATCCAACTGGACTACATTGCCTTATACTGGAACACATAACACAGAAACTGTATACCAAGATTATACGGCGACTTTTGAAACAGATACGCTAACGCAACAAGAAATAGACGCTGGCTATTACTTTGAATATGAAATAACAGTCAAGCCATATTTTTCAGGTGTAGGTTGGTCATTGCCTATTTATGTTGATATAAAAAACGATGTGACAAAATATATTTCATCATTTGGTACAAAATTATACTATCTCCAAAACGTGTCCATCAACCAAATCATCAACGCCAATGTCGCCGACATCTCAATAGAAGCAAAATTCATAGCGGGTAACCTAACTGATGGGCAATTATTGCCATTTCTCCGTCGAGGCGTCAAATACAACGCCTATGACCTACTACGCCGAGCATTGCTCACAACCCAAACCTATCTCATAGACAACGCCACAACAAGCCTTGACGAACTAGACGGGCAAAGCCCGCCACAGCCCCAGCCATCATTGCCACACTCAATAATAGTAGACGAGAGTTGGATGACAAAACTCAAGGCTACAACAGTTTTTGAAACCATATTTGAGGGTAAAAACCTATGGGAAGTACTTTTGCAAATAGGATACTATCTGCACGCTATACCCTACCTAGAATTTGCCACAGACGGTACCGATAGGTTCGTACTTAAATTTAGACAGTTAGGCGACACTAGAGTTAAGCAAGATGTAAGCCAAAAAATAACAGTGTTTACAAGCAAAAATCTACAAGACTACTTTACCCAGTATGATAGTTATGTGACAAACTTGTTTAGTCCACAAAATGTAGTAGAGGAATGGCTAGTGCCAAAAACCAGTGATAGTAGTTATTTGGTATTTAACGATGTTGCAGAATTACAGACCAATAAACCAATACTTGAAATATTAGAGTTATATGTAACCTATGACGGCAGTGCGGGTGGAGTAAGTGGAACTACTAGCATACTCAAGTATATATTTGAAAACAGCGTATACACCATACTAACCAATGACGACCCAACAAGAATTATCCCAGCAAAAGGCAATTCTATATACTACAACTTAGGTGACAACAAAATATTGGGCTTGAACTATGTACCACCCGAAGCCCAAAGCGGTACTTTTGCTTATGCTTTACAAGAGATAGTACGCAGAGAGTTCAACACAGGTGCTATATCCTTAATACCGCAAAATCTCAAATACAATAGTTTGCTATTTAGAATTAAGTACCGTACGCAAGACAGTTTGCGAGTATCTCAAGTAAGACCCGACATAGCAAGGTTTATGAAAAACAGCAGTTATGAGACTTATCCACACCACGAGCAATTTTATGGACAGCAAGACAAAATAGTAGACAGTGAGAGATTTAGTGCAAATTTGTATGGTAGGCTTATAAGAGTAGGCAACAATGTATATCAAGCCCAAGAGTATTGTCCAAACCCCATAGTAGAAAAAGAGGCAGGAGATTTGGTGGTAATAGAAAATGAGCCTTACTATGTGACGACTGTAGAAAATGAACTATACCAAGAGGCAATATTACAAAAGGTGACATACTCCAAAAACTTTAATCAATTGTCTAATATAGTGACAATACCAAGCGAACCGAGATTTTACGAGGTCAGCGAACGCTCAAAGATACGCCGAGAAGTTCGTATAATGGAGTTTTTCGAACTGTCCACAAGCGACGACGGTGACGGAAGTTTCCCGTTATTTATTCCATCCACAACCTGGCAAGACTTTATAAAATCTTTGATATTCACCAAAGAAAAAACCTTGCCAAACTTTGCATATACCAAATTTATGGCAGACAAACTACGCAGGCACGCAAGTGCAACGGGTGGAGTTATAAACCCAAACAACCTATTCCCAAGCAGTCTTATAGACCGCACCACTGAACCCGTAACACCTCTACCGTCAACAGATAGTGCAGATAATATAGTACCTTTGCTACACTATCCATTACACGACGGAATAGTGTTTGAGTGGGATATGTACGACAATTTTAAAGCAGGAGACTATATAGATACGGAAATAAACGGCTACACTGGAGACCCTACTAACGGAGCATATTACGCTTTGCAAAGCGTCCGCTATTGTGACATATTCGGTAGAGCAGACCTATTTAGATTTAGCCTTTTTTACAAAACCGATTGGACGGACATTGAAGTAGTACAAAATTTGCCTTTGGCTACAATAGATGTAAGAGAATACGAGATTATAGGTGTACAAGGTAGCGATACTATGGCTATAGCCCTTGACAAAGACAACAGAGAGGAACTCAGTTTTAACTATCAAATAAATCTTACCCACAAAAACCAAGATGGAGATGACGATTTTATAACATATCCAAATTTGTTTGGTGACAAAGACGGAGACTTTACTTGTTGCTTGTCCAATCAAAGGCAATCTCAATTCAGCGACACGGTAAATTTAGGGCAAGGCTATATACTTGCAGACAATGTACCTTTTACTTTTTCTACAAGTACAAATAGGAGTATACAAATCTCATTTGACGCAGACAGCATAGTTTGGGAGACAATAAATGGTGTACAAAGTGATGTGTCAATGGTGCAGTCAATAATTATGTACACTTTTAATAGTGACACAAATAACCGTGCAGTATATATTGCCAAGAATGTAGACAAATTAGCAAATAGCGATAAATTGCAAAACTGGTATATATACCCTGTGTTTAACAAATAAAAAACGAGGCACTGTACAAAATACAGTGTCTCTAGTATGTCAAGGTGTTTTATTCGACACACTGTTATATATGTTAAGGTGATAAATTTATATTCTTGTTTATCCTATGTTTTCTCTATTATACCACATAAAAATACTATTTTCAATAGTTTTAGACAAAGTTTTTTTGGTAAGATTTGTAAGGGTTGATAAAGAATGGTAAAATCTAAAAAAATTAGTGTTTTAGTGACAGCAAGCGAGAAAGAAAAATTGTGTTAAAGAGTAAATATAACGAAAAAATCTAAAAATTGCATAAAAATACTAAAAACACTTGTTTCTTTAAAAAATATATGATATAATGGAAGAGATATATGATTATTAAATGAAAATAAAAGTAGGTGCGATATGTATCTATTTTAAAGGAGTAGATGCAATACATGGCACTACTTCTTTATTGTTTAACATAGACTATATTTAATTGCATAAACTATAGGAGTGTTAGGAATGAATAATGAAAGAATAAAAGAGATAGATGACATAGTTTGTAGTATGTTGTTGGATATGGGAATGACATTCCCTGAGAATACTATGGGAGAATTGCTTAGCAAGTTGGGAATACCATATGCTTTTGAAGCACCATTGCCAGAGGGTGTAAGTGGTATAGTGATTTATGATGATAAAAGTAAACAATATAAGATAGCAGTAAATAAAAACGATAGTAGAGAGAGGCGTGTGTTTTCACTTGCACATGAATTAGGACATTATAAACTGAAACATTTAGATTTTAATAAAGCACAAAACGATGTAAAATTTAGGATGAGTTTATATAATTATGATGGACCTGAAAAGAAACAAGAAACTGAGGCAAATTATTTTGCAGCGACATTGTTAGTTCCAGAGCAAAAACTTAGATGGGCATTAACACAAAGTATAGATACAAGAGTTATAGCAAAATACTTTGGCGTATCTGAGGCTGTTATTATAAACAGGATGAATTGGTTGGGTTTATGATATGGACGAAAAAGAAAAGCAAGCAGAGGACGAAATAAGAACATTATTAGCTGACGAAAGCCGTTTAGATTTTATAAGTTCATCCTCTAAAGATGATATTACAGATACATCTAATAATAGTATAGTTGATGAGATACAAACACAACGCAAAGCACAAAGGAAAGTTATATTTAAGTTTTCATTGTGGATGGCTGGAATTAGTATGAGTATTATTTTTTTAGCAATAATAATACAAAGTATAGTTAGGTTGTGTTGTAACGAAACATTTTCTATATTAGAAAATTATCAACTTGAAATTATAGGGACAGGTGTTTTAGGATTTGTATTTGGCATAGTTGCAATTATTACTAAATCTATATGGAATGACGAAAACTATAAAGATATTTTAAGAGATGACCACAACAAGAAGCATAATAAAGATAAAAAAGAAAAGTGAACTTTTTATAATAATAAAATATTGAAAGTTAGAGATTATTTATAAGAATACAAAATTACAAATTAAAACACACAAAAATAAAGTAGCCCATTAAAGGCTGCTTTTTATTATAGTTTACAAATAATTGGTAAAACTGTAGCAAAAAATACGATAGGAATTAGTTTGTGAGGAGTTAATCTTAAAAATATTAAAAATAACATTAATATTGTTAACAATTTATTTGCAATTAGTTCATAAATATGCTACAATAGTGTTTCAGTATAAACTGAAACACTATTGTATATTAATGAGACTATAAAAACTAATTATACAAAAGAAAAAATTGACAAGTACTTAAGATAGCAAAATTTACAAAATGGAGGATAATATGAAAAAGCACAAAATGACTATACAACTTACGCCAAAGCAAAAAGAGAACATACTATTGTATTGGTGTAAGAAGTATGGTTATAAGAGCAAGTACGCAGTAAATGTAGCAATGCATTTTGATGTGTGTGAACGGCAATTGTGGCGATGGCGAGTATTGTATGAAAAATACGGTATTGACGGGTTAATAAACAAATCTACGGTACCGCATACGCCACACCCACTAGCCCCGACAACAAGGCAGATAAATTGCCTAAAAGAATTACTCAAAGACAAAAATATGTTGTTAACTGAAGTTTGGGACATAATGCAAGAAACTTGTCATTACAAAAGAAACTACTTTTCTATGACACAATATATTAGACGGCATAAAATGCGAGAACAAGCAAAGTATGAGAGATACAAAAGTAAACCGTACAAAACTCCGTTAATGATTGGCGAGAAGTGGCAACTAGATATAAAGTATGTGCCAAGAAAGTGCTATATAAAGTATGGTAAAATTCAAGTAAAGGCAATACAACAGTTATACCAATACACAATAATAGATGAAGCGACAAGAGAGCGGTATATGTGGATAGCAGACCGAAAGACGGCAGAGAATACTTGTATATTTGTATTACTAGCGATAGACTTTTTAGGATATATTCCAGAAACTATACAAACAGACAATGGGAAAGAGTTCACCAATAGATATATCAATACTCAAAAGATACACGCATTGGATGAGTTATGTAACAAACTTGGTATATACCACAAACTCATAGCCCCCGGTACACCGAGATGGAATGGAAAAGTTGAGAGAAGTCACCGAATAGACCAGCAATGTTTTTATAATAAGGTTACCTACACGGATATTGACGACCTACAAGAGCAACTAGCCCAATGGGTAAAGAGATACAATAACATATCTAAAGTAGTATTGCAAGACGGCAAGCGACGAATGATATCTCCAAATCAAAAGCGAGCAGAACTACTAGCAGAGTTAGAATACTTGCACGCATTACCACCAGTGGACTTTTTTGTTACAATAGACGGTACTGCAAGTCCACTCCCAAAAGTTAGATTTACAGAGCAACAAGCCGCTTAAATAATATAACTTAATTTATTCAAAAGAAAAAGTTAACAAAAACAAAAAATTGTTCACAGCAGTGGACAAGTTATCCTTTACAAAAACACAATTACCAAAATTTACCAGTTTTACATATTTTAACAAATACCCCCTACTAGTAGGGGGTATTTGTTAACCCAACAAAACAACTTAAAAAAAAGTCAAAAAATTACCAAAAAATTACTGTAAAATGCTTGACAAAAAAACAATATAATACTAGACAAGATAATACAGTTTAACGCAGATTTGCCTTGTTGCAAGTGTAGTCGTAGACCATTTGCTCGTGTACCACTCAACGATACAAGAATTGAATTAGGACTAAGGGGAGTGTGGCTGTTGCAAGCCACACTAGATTTTGCACCAGCGGCAGGAGCTCAGTTTGCTTTTACCGACAACGAGGGCAATGTAATAAATGCAAGCACGGCAGTAGGCAATAATGTGGTCAACGCAAGGTTAACAATATATGAGGACTTTATGGTAGTCAAACTCACAAACACAGGAACAGTAGCAGTAACTTTTACACAAGGCACAGACCCGACAAATAACCTAGTAGTTGTTACGGCGACTTATCAAGGAGTGTAACGCTAACGCTTTCGCACCAAACGCAAATTTGCTTAACGCCACAAATAAATTGTGGCTACAAATTTGGTGCGAACTTTAAAGCAGATAATAAAAGGAGAGAGTATGGAAGAATTGTTGAATAAAATAGAAATGGAAAAGGCAAAGCATTTGGCATTACTCAAACGAGACGGCGGATTAACTAGGCAAAACATAGATGACTATAACGCTTTATGCAAACTCAAAAAGAACCTAATGCATCACAACGAGAGCAAAGCAAATATTGCAAATCCAATGCAAGAGCATAACCCAGCATACAAGGGGGTATAGTATGGCAATAGATAGAACGGTTATTATTGGGCATATACAAACGGCAGTCAATACTCTTGCGAGTTATAGAGATCGGTGCGAGCAAATGATGCGACTAGCCCAACCCTTAGCACTAGAGGGAGAGAAAAGGCGTAATGAAGTTTTTGCTAAAAAACTGCATTGTTGTGAATTAAGTCTAATTAAAGACACCTATGACGGCTTTGAGACAGCAATAACAGCCCAATCAACACCAATAACAACAACAGTATATGATAAAGATACAGACTACTTCACGGCAAGCAAAAACGGCTTTGTGGGTTTATATGACAGTCTACACACCACAGCCAACAACCTAGTAATAGCAAATGCAAAAACTTTTGCCGAGCCATTATATGAACTCGCTTGTGAAATATGGAAGTGTTGCATTGTAGACATCAAACGCCGCATAAAACAAGATAGCGTGTTAAAAGCAGGCAAGAGCAGCCATCACATCCTAATCTTCGAGCAGACTTGGAAAGATGACGGCAATGCACATGACTATTGGGAGAGCAAGGAGTAATATAACAACGAACTACCTAGAAATTCTAGGTAGTTGGTTGTTGCATACATATTGTTTACAAAAAGTATACAAATTGTACATAATATGTTATAATGCTCCTAGCGAGATATTCGCTAGGAGGTTTTTTGTTATGCACAAAAATGATTATGGATAGACAAAACAGTATATACAAAAGCAAAATAAAAAATAGGAGAATTGGCAAATTGAAAAACAATAGAATGTAACGCTTAGCGTTACATAAAGGAGCAAATATGAGAAATCATAAAAAGTTCACAGGCAAGCAAAAATTAAAAATACTGACAGATTGGAAAGAGCATAACTATAGAGAATGGTATGTAGATATACTTGTTAAAAAGTATCAGTGTTGTAGAGCGAGTTTGTACAAGTGGAGAAGTCAAAACAGGTGGACGGCAGAGAGTTTGGAAAACACAAAGCCAATACCCAAAACTCCACATCCCAACCAAATGACTAAAGCAGAGTGTATGCGAATAGAACAATTACTAGCTGACAATCCAACATTTGGATACCTGGAACTATTTAGCCTAGCAAGACAAGAGTTTGCATATAGCAGGCATCCTATGACCTTTTACAAGTACATTCGCAAGCATTGTCAAAAACCAGTTTCAGTATACAACAAATACATTGCAAAGCCTTATGACACGCAAACAATGATAGGGCAAAAAATGCAGATGGATGTCAAGGTAGTGCCAATTGCTTGCTACAAAGGCAAAGTGCAGTTTTGGTACACAGGCAAATTTAAGAAAAAGCAACATTCATTAAAATTCTACCAGTATAGCCTTATAGACGAGTGTAGCAGAGAGTGTTTTGTGTACGCATATGACAGGCATAATGCAACTAGCACAAAAGACTTTTTGACAAGAGCGATAGTATACTTTGGATATATTCCAGATATTATACAAACAGATAACGGCAAAGAATTTACTAACAAACTTGCAAGATGGGATACGGACAAAGAACACGACGCTGACAAAGTGATGAACTATTTTGGTATAACACACAAGTTAATAGAACCCGCAACACCACGCCACAACGGCAAAGTAGAACGCTTCCATAGGACAAGCCAAGAGCATTTTTATAATCATCTAAGTTTTGAGACACTAGACGAGTTGCAAACAAAACTAGGCACTTGGCTAGACCGTCACAACAACACAGTATCTAGTGTTTTACTGGACAGGCACGGCAAGCAAAAGTGGCAAACGCCTATAGAAAAAAGACTTGAGTTGTTAGAGTTGCTCAAAGAACAATCGCAAAGTGAGAGCAACCAAATAGAAATAACGGCAAGGCATAAAGACGGCAAGCTTACAACTCAGTTTGTAACGCTACCCAAAGTGCGTTGGTTGACAATCTAGTTCAATTACACACATTGCTCCAAAGAAAAAGTGAATATTAATTTTTAAAAACAAAAAACACTTATTAAATTATTCTATATGGCAAAATAGTATGGTAAGTTTTGTCATACTCTTTTGCATTTTACACAACAAACAACATACTCTCATACCCCCACTAGTGGGGGTATGAGAGTATCTCCCAAAAAATAACTAGAAAAATATCCAAAAAATGTGTCTAAAACGCTTGACTTATTTATAATAGTTTGTGCTGACCGAACAATTGCATTTGCCTTATACAAAGAAATAGCGAAACTTCGCCCAGATTGGCTGACTAAAAGGAAAGCAGAAAGCGAAAGTGGATTGACAAGAGAGCAACTCAACAGGCTGGAAAAGACCGCCAAACTTAATCTTGTGGCTACCCGTGGGCAAGACGACTCCAAAGAACTTTACGACTACTTGGGAACAAAGGAATACCGCTCAAAACTGGCTAAACTTTTTAAAGACAAAAATTCAAACTTCAAAATTGCCATTGTCGTTGATATGTGGATAACAGGCTTTGATGTGCCTGAACTTGTGGTCATGTACATTGATAAGCCACTTCAAAAACACTCGTTGATACAAACGATATCCCGTGTAAACCGAAAAGTCGAAGGCAAAGACCAAGGGCTTGTGGTTGACTACATCGGCATCCGTGAAGACATGTTGCTTGCTTTAAAGCATTATGGTGCTTTGGGGGGTGGTAATGCTGTAAATGAAATCAATATTGCTCTTTCAACTTTTCGCAACCATTTACAACTTCTTACAGAACTTATGCACCAATTTGATCCTACAAAGTTTTTCAATGGAACACCGCTTGAAAGACTGCAATGCTTAAACCAAGCAGCCGAATTTGTGCAAATAAAAAAGGAAACCGAAACTCGCTTTATGGGACTTTCTCGTAGACTCAAGTCGGCTTATGAAATTTGTTTGCCGAGTGGCGAACTTACCGAAAGTGAAGTTGTGAAGGCACACTTATACTTGGCAATCCGTTCCATTATATACAAGCAAACTAACGGTACAGCCACGGACGCCGAAACTATGAACCGAGTAGTAGAAAGCATGGTTGAAAAGGCAATTAAATGCACTGGGATAGAAAACATAATAGACGGAGAACCAACTAGCCCAAAAGAGATTTTTGGTAGCGAAATGCAACAAGAAGTACTTGGAATGAAATTGCCGATTACAAAGTTCAATGCTCTTGTAAAACTTTTGAAAAAAGCCCTAACTGGCTACGGCAAGAAGAACAAAGTCAAGGCACTTGAATTTGACGAACGGTTAAAGAAGGTGGTTGAAAAATACAACAACCGTGATTTGTTATTCACAAGTGAAGTTGTGGCTGACTTTATCAATGATTTGAGTGAAGAAATAATTGCTATATTCGCTGACTTGGAAACTGATAAAAAGTCGTTTGAGCAATTTGGAGTGTCTTTTGAAGAGAAAGTATTCTATGACATTTTGGTAAAAGTGCGTGACGAACATTGCTTTGATTATAGCAACGAGAAGTGCATTGTTCTTGCAAAAGAATTAAAGAAACTTGTTGACGACAAAGCACAATACGCCGACTGGTCTTGCCGTGATGACATAAAGCACCAACTCCGCAAAGACCTAATTCTTTTGCTTAGAGCGAACGGTTATCCTCCGACTTGGAACAATGAGGTTTTTGAACAAGTCATGGAGCAAGCCCAAAATTTCAAGAGATGGGAACAGTAAATATTAAAATAATAGAAAAAAGTAGTTGAATATATATTATTATTATGTTTGAGTAAACCAATTTTGTTGTGTTTGCATTGATTTTTGTGCAAAGATTGGAGTTTTGTTTGTTGGCAATTAATTGACATGACAATACAGATTGTGTTATACTGTCTGCAGTTGATGATTTGACACTAATAGGAGACAACGGCAAAGGAAGCCTAACCGTTACAAACGGAGGGCATGGTTGGTGAGATATGCATTTGCGAGAAAAAGTCAATTATTTTCAATAAGACTTTCGGTATGATTTATTCTAGAAATAACTTTTGTATTTTTAATATTGAAAGCAAAAACAGTCAAATAACAAACATATGAAACAATTGTTAAAAAAATACATGCTACTGCCCAGTTAAATGAATTTTTAACGGAGGCAATATATTCTTTGTATAAATCTAGTGCATCTTGTGGTGTATTGCCGTCGTTGATGATGCTGATAAGCATATTTTCCAGTTGTGTTATTCCACGAGATAAGGCAGAGGCACCTTGTATTTGCCTCACAAAAAGTATTACAAAAATAGTTGTAAACACTATTAGGGCTATTATCAACACAATATTATTTTTTTTAAATATATTTTTCATATATATATTTTATCAAAAAAAAAAAAAATAAAAAAGCAAGCAAAAAACAAAATAATTATAATAAAAGGAGATAAAAATGGCTTTTAATG